CAACAAAGAACTTCAACTTCTCAATATCTAATCGGGGTTCGATATGCTGTTTTGCCATCTTCCTCTTAAGAACTCGCTCACGTAGGTTAATACAAACTGTAGGATGAGAATGTAACCAGCTGGAGAACGACATCATTATAACAAAGATTAGAGGAAAAGACCTCTAAGTTAGACTCAGGCGTAGTCCTGACGGATACGCTCGTGGACCTCCTTGAGAGCTTCGCCATCCTCTTCAGGACTTTCCCAGGAGGCTCCTCCGTACCAGCCCTCCCTCATCGTGCCGTTCGGACCCATCCAGTAGTAGTGGAGGTTGGTGGATACACCCAGCGGCATCTGCTGCTTGGTGTTAATCTCCATCAGGCGCACCGTCTGGTCATTGCCAACATACACTTCGTGACTGTTGATCTCACGGCTCAGAATTGTCTCTTCCGGAAAGGTTCCATTAGCGTACTGGACACCGATGCACTTGGGGTCTACCGGGCGAAACTGGAGTGGCACGCCCATAAAAGGGTGGCCAACAAAAGGAAAAAGAAAATGTGCCTGCATTTCTGAATATAAGATAGTTATTATGATGAAAACACCGTTATCTCGTCAATTTTAAATGATTGAAGGCATCTACGGTGTTGCAATATACCCAAAGATTATATCTAAAAGCTCGTTAGGTAGTTCGGGGAACCAGGTGTTAACATAGGTGAAATCTCCGTTTTCCTTTCTAGCTCTGGCTAGAACCAGGGTCGTGAAGATCTGCTCACGAATATCTGGTGGAAACTCTGTGTGATTATAGGTGGACCAAGGTCCCGGTTTTCGAATCTCTTGGATCCTCTTATTTCGACTGGTAAACCAGGTTGGTTCTTCACATCTGGATCCATGTGAATACTGGACTATTAAACACCGATTGGTTAGTAACTCGTCTGGTTGTTGTTCAAGAACAGTGTACCAGTCGTGGATTTCAACACATAATACCTCTAGGGTGCGGTTATACCTTAGTAGCTTTTTAAGAGCTACTCTCCTCTGTAGCATGAGTCCAAGTAACTCATTGTTTTCAAGATGAATCACGGATTTTCTTGACATGCTAGGGAAATAACTCATATCTATCAATTTTAATGTGGTGTTGCTCACAAGAGCATTAAAGATATTGACTACCCAACTATGCTTGAGCTTAGTATATCCAATCTCCAAAGACTGAAGTGCTTCTGGACCCTTCTCAATAACCTGAATTAACAGGTCTACAGTCTCATCTGTCCAAGCGTTTTGCATAATGTTTAAAGAAGCAAGTTGACAAGCTGGATTGAGTAGAAGATTCATGAAGTGATAGTTCGAATAGGTCGAATAGGTCGAACCAAGGTCCCGTAAATTACACTGAATATCAGCTGTAAAACCTATGCTTAAATGGCGGATACTAGTAAATGGTAGTATGTGACATAACTCCATAATCCCCTCTTCAGTCATTCTGGGCTGGTAGATTTCTAGATCTGTTAGTGACATCTGTTTCATACTAGCTTTAACGATAGATAGAACGCCATCGTCATCAGTCTTACACATTCGCATACATAGTTTAGCAATGGTCTTGTTGCTCTGGAACATATTAGCTATATTTTGAGCACTACTATAGTTAATCCCACGACTACAAGAGCTACTAAGGTCTAAACTAGTAACTGTGTTGTTATTTGATAGCGCATCACAGATAGTAGCCAGTGCCTCAGTTGAAATACGGGGGTAAGGACGTCGAATCCTATCGTTTCTATACGGATACAAACTTAGCTCTGTGATCCCCTGGTCAATAGCAGACAGGATTCTCGGTAGGTTGTTGTGGTGTTCCATAGTTGATAGACTAACTGATTAATCCTCAAAGAAGAATCAATTTTAAGCAGCGCTTTTGTACCTTCGTAAAACTGAATTGAAATAGTAAGAATGCTCCTATATTACTACTTAAAAGATGGATCCCCTACAAAACGCCATGGAAAACGTGAGTATGGAGTGCCGGGTACTGGCCAGGTACGTTCGCGGATGGTACACAATGTATCGTAACGGTCCTGTCGTTGACTGGATGAACGATCATTATGAAGAGTCACCCGCACGCCCCATGGACGGATGGTGGTTCCTGATGAGTGATACCGCGAAGAAAATGTACCTGGACAACGAGATGGATAACTACTGGAAATCTCGAGGAAAATGATGACAAACATCTGAAAATTATAATTGAATACACTTTGACAAAATGGGTATCTTTTCCTGCCTCCCTTTTAGGAGGAAGAAGAAGCCTCCCGCTTACCAGCTGGTCGGAAGCCACCCCCCTCCAGTCTATCTTGACGACATGAAGCCGTTGCCAAAGAAGAAGAAGGTGAAGAGGAAGCGCAAGGTTAAGGCCACGCGCTACCCTTTTAACTTCCGCTGCCCGGTTGCTCCTATCGATTTTTACGATACCCCTCAGCAGAAAACGCGTCATTCTCCCGTCTACTACGGGGCTGTTCAACCGCCTGTAGCTCCGGTCGCAAAGGATCACCGCCACTTCTGGGGTATTCTGGCTGCCAACGGGGTCCCCAAGGACACACAGGTAATGGTGGCACATTTTCATGTGACTGATCGCCAGACTTTGTTCCAGCCACAGGTTTACACCTTTGGTGACATGCTCCATCTAGACCTCCTACACATTCACCAAGGATGCAGTCCTCGCGGAATCGGGTACCAGGTCGTCAGTCCTTAACAATCTGGTAGGGACCCAGGTCGTCAGTCCTTAAAAAAATGACGACATATATCATAAAGCAAGCTAAGGGTTATTCCCTAAGTACACGAAAATGCCCCCTGCACCCCCTCAAGGATCTTTCATTCGCTTCATCTACACGACTCCTGGTGAGCCTGTTGAGATTGATGATGCCGTTGGACATGGAGATGTTCACTTTCTCGTCGACGGCATGGGCAGTGTTCAAATCACTGTTGACGGTCTGTTCCGTGATCTAGATTTCCCTCCTGATTTCAACTACACTGTTAACAAGATTTGGGGACTTGAGGTTGGACAAGAGACTGAGATCGATGTTGAGCCTTACCTTGATGCTGATGGGTATCCTGCGGTGGATTACTCCATTCGTGCTGTTCGCATGGCTCACGCATGATCTCCTCGAGCATCTTGGCAACTGGTTCCCCTATCCGATAGGTATGAGTCGTTTCAACACTCTCTTTTCCTTTTGAATTCTGTGATTTTAAGTTAACTACCCATTGGAAGAGGATAGTACTCTCCCTCAAACTCTTTACGGCTCACCTTTCGATTATAAACATCTACAACACAGAGACAGGGGTTAAGAGGCTCGTATTTATCCCTTAAAGTCCTGGAATTATAAATTTTATAACACCAAGACCCCTTATGGGTCTAATAAATTAGACTTCGGTCTTTAAGGGATAGTGTGCTAGCTGATAAAGGACCTTAAAATAGGTTGTACCATTCCGGACTTTACGACAAATTGCGATTCGGAGGGTTAAATCTTGATCTAAAACGTGCTCTGCCCAGCTTAATCGATGACCTAACACGTATTTTTCGAGCCAGTGAAGCAATTTCTCCTTTAAAATCTGATTCTCAGACATCTTTTCGCGTGATCGACCGGTCTTAAACAGATTTTTATACCCTCTAACAACCCCAAGACTGAATTTTTCCCAATAACCACGCGACATTTTAGAAAAATACCTTACTATTCTTCTAAACCAGTAAATTAAATTGTTTCATTTGGTGTGTGAGTATCTTTAGTCGGTAATGAGGGGTTCGATAATCTTCTCTCCTCCGGATTCTGCCTTAAAGTTCTCCCAGACATCATTACGGAAGCTGTTTTCGTAGAGGAGATCGAGGACCTCACCTCGTTGTTTATAATTTTCACGAACATTCTTCTGAACGTCTGTGAGAGCTCTATCCATAGCGCGGTAATCGGCCCTTGAAACCCTCTCGGGGTTGTTTTCCATGTAGTCTGAGATCTGATCAGCGGTGTTTTGGACAACGATCTCACTGATTTCATCTGAATTTTTGTTTTCCCAGTTGGGAGGATTGAAAACTAGACCTCTTTTTCTTGATTTATTGGGAAGATAGACGTTAAAGTTCTTGGGATTCTCATAATAGAGGATGCGAGCGAACTCTTTGATGCCTGCATAACGCAATTTAATCACTTTGTCGAACTGTGCATGGGTGATATGAGAGATGTCTTCCTTTCCGAAGGGGTCAATATTGACATTAAAGTTGTTAGTGTGGTTGCTGTTGTCGTTGCTGGTGATATTAATCCTATCTCCACTGCTGTGATCGTTGTTGATTGTATGGGGCGCAGCTGCAACTTGAGGCTGGCTTTCAAGGTTTTGGATGCGTTGCCTCAGTATCATAAGCTCTCTGGCACCACATTCTTTTCTGTGTCTTGCAAGACTGGATGAGTGTTTGTACCTATTGCCACAATCCTTACAAGCATACTTTCCTGTTATGATTACAAGAGTTCCCTCATAATCAGTCTTCATATCCTCGTATGAACAGTTGGACATAATAGGTTCACAAAGTGCTCTTTTACGCGTAATATGTCTTTTGAATCTACTAGGACTAAAGTCCTCACCACATCGCAAGCACTTGGTCTTAGTCATTTATAATATCATACCAGATAAACTATAGCTCTAAATTAACATATTTGCGCTACTATTTGGCTAGTTTTTGGCTAGTTTTTGGCTAGTTTTTGGCTAGCAATGATAGTATTTATTTTAGTAGTAAATTGAAAACATCTATTGGTTTCTCGTTACATTTGTCACCTTAATGGTTAACTCGGAGTAATATGTGGGTGTACCCTGGATATTTGTATAACAATAATGGTTCAAATCTTGCAACATTCACCGTTAAACTACTTTTAGTCCCGTTAAAATAACGTTAGGTTTGATGGATTACTTTCCTTTTAATTAACGGTGTACCCGCTACACACGATGCGCTAGTACAATTCTACAGAATGCTAGCTGCTTCGTTAACTCTGCACAAACTATGCTAGCACCCCTGTTTAACGTATTTCCAATTCAATATAAACATGTAGTTGAGAATTCCGTTAAAATGGGGTGGTTGAAAATGTCAAAACTTGGTTGAAAATGGCAGTATTATATTAGTATTACTATTTCCGTTAACATACTTCACTTATTTAACTTATTTTTAATGGATGTACTCTTCTTAAAACCAACCAGGCTCTTGTGAGGGAGGGGGAGAATCTGTATTAGCCGAGAGATCAAACCACTTCATCTTGTTTTCCGTTTAAACACCTCTCGCCAAAAAACTTTCTGAAATCAAGGTATTTTACTTCTTATCAGACCATGTATACACTCTTATTCTTCCTTAAACGTATCCAGATCTGGTGCCTTCATCATCTTTTCCTTAAGCATTTCTAATTCACTCTTTAATTGTTGGATCTCATATTTAAGATGTTGATTTTCATTTTCAAGTTCATTAACATGTTCTTCTAATTTATAATTCTTTCTATAAATACATTTGTGTTTATGTCTAGATAAACTCGAAGGGTGTTGATAAATTTTGGAGCAAAAATCACATGAATATTCCTTCTTTACATTTCTTTTTGCCACAATATCTTTTACCCAATATTTCAACCAGTAATCATAATTTTCATTCATTTCATCATAAGTTATATTTAAAATATAAGATTTGCAAATAACCTTTCTTCTTGAAACATGTCTGTTATAAATACTTGTACAATATGTCTCTCCACATCTTAGACACATTTTTTGTTTACCCACTCTGTTAAGAATATTTCTCAGAACCTCAAATTCTTCTTCTGTTAAATCTGGATACTTATTTTTATCATATTTCCCTTTTCGTTTTATTTTCTTTACAAAATTCATTTTGTTAACCTCTTCAGCAACATTTTTCATCACTCTTTTAATAATTTCAAGACAAACCTGAAAGAATTCACGATCTTTTCTCATTCTAAACTCCTTCAAAGCTTCAAAAACCATACCTTCAGCCTTAAATTTATCTTTCACGCCTTCAGAATGCAAACATTCCATCTCGTTTGACATAAATGTCTGTGTACTTTTAGCTCGACCCTCCAAATCGACGCTACATCCCAGTTTAAAAACGTTTTCCCCCATCGTAATCAACATCGGATGGGAAAAACAATAGATATGACCAGCTTTACCCCGACTCATTTATAATATTTTTGTTAATCCGCCCAAGATTTTTCGTTTCAATTTTTGAAAATACACTTTGACAACAACTTGCAATTGACAACTAACCACAGAATCTGTCAATAAAAGATATAATGCGTCTTCTTAAGGCATTTGTGGTCGGCTCTTCGCTCTTTGTGGTCTTTCTTTTCCTGATGCTACAGGCTTGAACAAAAATAAGAATTACAGTTACGAAATGTATTCAATAGTGGCCCCACTCTTCTTTGGCCTAATGAGTGTTCTCCTTTCTTACATGTTTACGAAACCTGAGCTTAAACACTATCTCATCACTGGTGTCATTACCAGTCTCTTCGTGTTAGTTCTTAACTATAATCTTAAAACATACCCATTCACGTCTTGGCAAGAATGGGTAAGGTACTACTCTCACCTTCTACCAGCTCATCTCTTCGCATTCGCAATGATCTACTTTTTAATCACTAATATCTAAATGTTTTAGTATATGTGGCGTTGGACTATCCTAATAACGCTAGTTGCTGTACTCATGCTCATTGTAGCAAACTTTGAAACGATCAGGATTAACTTCATGTTACTCATGATCTTTATTCGAGGCATCCTTGCACCTAACTGCTTCTGGTATGGCATTACAGATCGTCTTATATCAGATGGTAGCGGTGTAAATCTCTACTACACCATCAAGGAAAAGTATAAAAAGAAGATTGTTCCCACCAATATGTTGGGTCAAACCATTAATGTCGTTATTGACAACGGGTTTATTAGACAAATCTTAGACAACTCACCCGATACTTTCGCTGTTGGGAAGTTTAAATTCAAGATATTCAAGTCTTTTATGGAGTACAACGTTGGTGTTAGTGAAGGTTGTCCCTGGAAACAACGCAGATTACTTAACGAGGCTGTCTTAGCCAGCGATCAACTCCATCCTTACGCAGGTATCTTTAATAATCATATTGTTAGACTAACAGCTGAACAAGGTGCACCCATGCACTTCAAACAATTTTCTGACTTCGGTCTCAAAACTGCAGCGGCAATCGTTTTCAATGACACCTATCTTAAACCTTTTAAGATTTTTGGAGAGGCAAACAGCCTTAAGGCCCTTCTTCTTGGACAACACCCTATTACTCCTGAGACAGACCATGACTATCACCAATACCTGCTTACTCAAATTATAAATCCAAAGCCTTACAGCCTTACAGCAATGGGTAAGAGAGATCTTGCAGCTATCGAAGGTCGCTGCCCTGCCGGTGAGATGCAAGACGGGACCACAGAACTCTTACATCAGATCCCCCACTGGATGTTCCCTATCTCTGGTCTTATCACTGTAAGCGCCCCTCGTGTACTTGCTCTTCTTCTCAACCACCCTGTTGTCCTTCATAAACTGATCATGGAGCTGCAACCACTTGGAAGGGAGCCTACTGCACAACAGATTCATGGTACACATTATCTTAGAAACTGTATTCTTGAAACATTTAGACTTAACAACCCCGTGGTTACAACCTACCGAACCTTAAGAAAGCCTTACGAATTAAAAAAAGGATACTCTTATAAGACTGGTGATCAGTTCTTGATCCTTAACAACCCTGTATTGAGAGATCCAGAAGCATTCCCTGAGCCCAACCGCTATCGCCCTGGACGTTGGAATCAGGCTTTAGAACAGAGCTACTATGCAATCATGTTTAACCAAGGACCTCAGCGCTGTCCTGGTAAAGAACTCGCTATCTTTGTTCTTAAGAGTTTCATTATAAACTGGCTTAACGCCTTTGGTATTGTCCAGACAGGGCAGGTTAATGTAAAAACGAAGAAGCTTGATGTTACTGGCCTTCCTCAAATGCTTAACCCTTGTAACATCAGTTTTACCTTGTCGCATTAGTGTTCACTTCACAACATTGGTCTTCCTGCGATAGACATGGACTGGTATCCCCTTAGCTTTAGCCTTACCAATCGAATCCCAGGTGCCTTTGCTCCCACTTAAGGGAAAGGCGATCATCTCCTCAGCTGCATCTACAATCAAATTGTTACGCATTGGCCCAGCCTTAAGACCGTACCTCTTCCAATCTGCCGGGAAATCCCTATAAGGAATCTCATGCTCCTCGGCATAATGTTTCGCTAACTCGTCAGCACCCTTAGCTGCACCGCTCACTATCTCAGTAGGTTTACCGTATTTTCCAATATAATGTTCAAGGCGCTCACAAAAGAATGTGTAGTCCGTGAAATACCGTGACCCTACAATGGCTAGGACAACCATTTTTATAAGGTTAATGGAATAAGTAATCTTATAAATCAGTTTTACTCAGAGTCGGAGAGTCCTGGGCAGTCCTCGGTGTTGTTGAGGAAGGTGTCCAGACTATCGTGCATAAGTCCTCGCACGTCGGTGCGGAGGCGCGGCGGGCATCGGGGCATCTGAACCCACTCGTTACCATACCAGTCGCGCCACTCGCGATGCTCCATGCTCATAGGATGGGGCATGATGGGGGAGTGAATCTCCACCTTCACAGTCTTGGCCGGCGTCTTGAAAGCATCTGCATACTTGTCATGGGGAAGCACACAGGGCGGTTGCCAGGGTGACAGCTGCATCGGACGTCCGTTCAGATGCGTCACAACCACATGGTCAGGTCGACCAAGATCGATCACTGCACGGTGTGATTCACCGGTGAAGCTCTGTTCCTCAATGACCACATGCATCGGTGGGGGAGCAAACACTGCCATAGGTGGTGCCATAGGAGCACCAAAAGCACAGTACCGCTGACCACCAAACATTTTCTTTTCTAGAATAGGTAGCTAAGGATATTTGATCAATATGTTTTCACTTTTTTGGCTTAAAGGATTATTCGTTATATTACTGGTATAAGATGAAACAGAGCGATATCATGAATAGGATTACTCGTAGCCTTAAGTTCCTACCAGGACCCCTTCATAAGCTGATATACACCAATGTGATCACAGTACTGAATACTTCTGGCTTTGATGACTTTAAGCTTGTGGATCTCGAAAGGATGGTTGATATGACTGATAAGTTAATCCATTGCAAGGCTACCTTTCAGTACGGCAAGAAGAAGACCGAAAAGATAGTGTTTACCATGAAGTTCAAAAAGGGGTCTATGAAGAGCTTCCAGTGGTCTGTTTAAGAGTTTAATACCTCTTTAAAGTATAAAACATGGGTATCAAAAACGTACTTCGGCGACGGCGTGAGAAGAAAGCCTACAGGAACTGTCCTTTGATCGGGGAGGGTAAGCGCACTTTTGACCGTCTTTACGACGGCATCGCCTCATGTATCGACTCTCTGCACATGGGCAAGAAAAACATCGACGGCACAGTTCCGATTCCGGAGTGGGCTGGCTGGACCCTAAAGATGAAGACTATCTTTAAGGACCAAGACGCTGGCTTCCCATCAATGAAAGCCGTAGCTGAAAAGTTAAGAGAGAAGTACGGTAGCGCATTTGACGCCAAGATCGTTATTGACGACAACTTCATTAAAACCAATAAACTCAACCTTACTGTACGACATGAAGGAGGGAAGGGACGACTGTTTCTAAGATTCAAACGGGGTACTTTTCGTGGGAAGCAGATCCGCGGACAATTCTGACGGTTTGGAGATGAGTGTTAAAAGTGATGAGATTCAATTAGTAATTCAATTATACATATCAGAGTGAAATGTCGAGAAAAAATATTCATACAATATTCAAAAACATTGAACACATATGTATGCTTGTTGGAGCATCTGGTGGTGGAGCTGGTGGTTATCTCCTTGGCTCAACATCGAGAGAAAATAATAGGACACTTAATCAGATTCTTTTATCATCAACAGGATTTGTTTGGGGAGGGGTCATTGGATTATTAACCCCAAGATTTTTATTTGGAGCTGGTCTTTTTATTGCCCCTGGCCTTGTGATTACTAGTCTTGGAAAGGCATTAACCAAAAAGTAAAAGTGAAAGTGGTTTAGGGCTTTATTTGAATAGGTTATAAAGTAATTTTCAGATGGGGATTCCAAGTTTTTTCCGCAAGATCATCAAGCAGTATCCGGAGACACACTTCTGGCGTAAAGATGTTAATGTTGACCACCTTTATTTCGACTTTAACTGTCTAATTTACCACTGTTTGTACATGATGAATAAGGAGGGACTTACCATACAACAGGTTGAGCGAGAGCTTATCCGTCATGTAATCCGCTATACCTCGCATATTATCTGCGATGTCGTTAAGCCCAAGAAATCAGTCTTTATTGCACTCGATGGACCCGCACCTCGCGCCAAGATGGAGCAACAGCGAGCCCGTCGATTTAAGCGCATTATTGACCAGGGATTCAAACGGTATCTACGTGACAAGTACGAACTTCCTGATGTTGATGAATGGGATAGTCGTAAGATCAGTCCCGGCACCATCTTTATGGACAAACTGGGAAAGGAGATCAGGAAAGCCATTCGTAACGGTGTTTTCAGTAAACATGCAACCACCGATGGGAAACTCCATATCACCTTTAGTGACAGTAACATTCCTGGCGAGGGTGAGCATAAGATTATCCCTTTGATTCGGGACCTCCGGGGCGACATAGAGTCTCGTGTTTGCATTTATGGTCTTGATGCCGATCTTATCGTTCTAGCGATGGGAACCGGTAAGAACCAGATTTTGATTCTGCGAGAGCCAAAGGATTCTGAGATTGAGAAGTCGAAGTACCGCCACTGCGAGTTCTTGTATCTCTCGATCGATGTAATCCGCCAGGCTTTCATGGACGACCTAAGTGTTTCTCTAAAGGGAACTCCTCTAGGAGCAGCGCTCGACGTTGATCGAGTTTTTAACGATTATGTTCTTCTTACCTTTATGGGTGGAAACGATTTCGTTCGACCGATTAGCTTCCTGCACATTAAGGAGGGTGGTCTTAACCTGATGCTGGCCATCTACAAGGAACAGCTACCGAACTTTGACGACTACCTTGTAGTCTTAGGATCGAACGGTAAACCTACGATCAATCTGCCATTCTTCAAAAAACTTGTTGACGAACTGTCAGCGATGGAGATTAGGAAGATGAAGCAAAAACAGCGGAACATTAACCGGAAGAGGGAGCAGAAGTTTGACGAGGTGCGTGCTGAAAGGGAGGAGGGAATGAGTCCTTTCGACCTTGAGTATAGCCGGTTCCAACATCTGCCCTTTTACATTCGGGATCATCCGCTCTTTGAGCTTTACAATCCTGTGATTGAGATTCTCGATTTTGAAAAGTCGATAAGGATCTGGCGCGAGAAGTACTACGAGCACTTCTTTGGCCTTGATCCTAAGAACGATCAGAATGAGTATAACAGTACACGACGCTATGTGGCTAAGAACTACATTAAGAGCTTGTGCTTTACACTGGAGTACTACCTGTGTGGCATCCCCTCGTGGACCTGGTACTACAAGTATCGTGTTGCTCCACTGATCTCTGACGTTCAATTCGTTCTGAAGAGGTTCAAGAGTATTGACTTTAAGTTTACTCAGAGTCGGCCCTATACACCGTTCCAACAGCTGATGATGATCATGCCTTTAGACGGCGGTTATCTACTGCCAAGAGAATGCTCCAAGCTAATGAAGGACGAGGAGATGAAGGAGTGGTATCCAGAGGAGTTTGCTATTGACGCGGCGGCTGGTATGAAGTATATCTATGCCGAGCCAATTCTACCTGAAATCGACGATCGCGTTCTGATTAGGAAGATGAAGCCCATCTTTAGCAACAAGCTTAATGCCAGCGAGAAGAAGCGAAACCGACTGATCGGCGCCAATAAGGCCACCGTGGTAATCGCTGAAACCGATGTACTTTCACCAGAGGAGTCATCTGAAGATGATCTGGATTTGGATCTGATTCCACTACCAGATGTAGCAGGAGTGGAGAACTGATTATGATGTAAGTAATTTATAAGAGGTATAGTATAATGAGGACTATAGTTCCGTACTGTGTGATTGCAGTGATTGCCTTGATGACTTTCATGGTTATCTATTTTAAGCCTATTGAACAAAAGGTCTCTAAAGAAGATTTTGCAGATAGCGCTAGAGGGAACTACCAAGAACCTAGCGAGGTAGCTCTGGGAACCCTTGGGTACACCTACTTCGACAAATGGGCACCTGCCGTTAACTTTAAGAAGAACAAGCGTGGGTTTAATAACTTTGGAACCATCGGAAAGTTTCCGGCAATTCCTCTGTGCGACCAGTGCCACCTAGGTACCAACTGCCCTAACTACACCTTTACTGGACAACAGAACGTCTGCACAGCCTGCGCCAACCGTAACGTTAACTACGATGATCTAAGCAGGCCTCTCTTCGTTCAAGCTCGTTCTGCTGGCCGTCCCCGCCAGTGCCGTCAAATCGTTAACTACCGCTAAGAGCTCCCCTTCAATAGCGGAGGGGACGAAGGGTTCCTCCTGAAAAAGTGATTTGTAACCTGAAAAAGTGATTTGTAATTTATGTGTAAACACTATTATACGTAAAGAAAAATAATGTTTTGCTATCAAGTATATCTGAACGGTACAGGTGGTTTCGGAGGCCTTTCGTCGTTTCGAACCGAAAGCCACGCAGAAATCTTTATTGACCTGCTGAAAAAGGTTTTTGACGGATCAGATCCTATTTTGGCGGTAGAGGCATGCGATGAAGATTATTATCAGTCACTGCCGTCTGAAGAAGGAAGTGTAAAGACCATCGTTTTTGATATTGTGATAAACTACTTCCAGGATAAAGTATGCGAGGTCGAGGACATCGTCGGGATGGCTTTGACAATGAAGTCAAAGGATGCTTTGCGAGAGAAGGTCAAAAAAATCGCTGAAAAGATACTTGAGGTTGGACCTAGTCCGTACCAACGTTGTATAAAATACAACACAATGTACAGTGGATGTTTTACCCCTTACTTTGATGGAAAGGAGGGAGCTCTGCATGTACTTTTTAAGGATGTTGGACTACTACAACATATTCTGAATGGGAGGAGGGAAGCTTTTACCATGAGAGGGAAGATCGAAAAGCTTGGCATGGAGATCTATAACGAACTTTACAATGCTATTGCAACTATCTACTTCCCCCCCACGGAAGAATGCAGTCTACCTCTTGGTACTAAGATCATTGGTCAAGATAGATATAGGCGGTCGTACGTACTTGTCAGTTCTAACGAATTGATGAGTTACAAGAAGGCATCATATACTGGTAAAGTAACTACAGATTATACATATCGTTACCAATGTTTCAAACTCTCAGAGAATATGGTTATGATCGAGCTCTACGAAAATCGAAAGAACCCGTATGATCCAGATGAAAAGAGAAAGGTGAGGTCCACCTACGTCTTTGATCTTAACACTGGAGAAAGCCTGCGTGACAATCGTAGTCGCCTTGAACTTCCTATCATCAGCATTCCCGCTGGAACCAAGTTCTGGACAGACGTTGACGAACGCTACATGACATTTACGTTTAAGGACGACAATAAGGTTGATTTTAACCTTGTGTCCAAGTACAAGATTGTTGATTATCAGGATCTCGACTATACGATTGAATGCAATCGATTGATCATCCGAGCCCCACGTGGCAGCCTTACTGGAGATCTTTTAGCGTCTAAAGCTGAACATCAGCACGGTACCTACAGGATCGAGCTACAAGAATGTAACGGACCTCCCAAGGGAACCCGCATCCTAGTACCCAAATACTACAACTTCATCCCCCCGGCACCACCCCTGCCAACCGTCTAACAGACGGCGGAGGGGGTCTCAGGGGGACAGGCTGAGCCCAGGGTTCCTCTTGAAAAGTGATTCATAAACAGCTAATATTGTCTTTAACATCAATTATTTTGAAAATGCCTGAAGTTACTCTTTACAACGTGGATGTAATTAGCCATACCACGGTTTCTATGTATCGCACGTTCATTAAAGAAAAAGATGCTGATATGTACATCTCATTTGTGAACAAGATTTTCCCTGGTTCTACTGTACATAAGACGTGTCGACAGTGTGCACGAAAGTCTGAAAGTATTGAGAGGATGGAACTCACGGACTGGTCAACAGAAATTCGTGAGAGACTGTTCCAAGATGTGATCAGAAAGCATTCCAGGAAGCTTGTGCTTGTTGAAAAGGCTATCGGTCTTACTATCTCTAAAGATGCAACCCGCGCCTTTGATGCTAGGGTTGCTAGGGTTGCAGAAGTGATCCGCAACAGAGGAGCCAGTAGGTACGGCCAATGTGTTCGTACCGGTGCGGCCTACAACAACTTCTCAACCTACTTTAAGGACGATTGTAGCCGTCTTTTCGAAGACATCGGCTATGTTGACAACATTCTTCACAACGGTGAGATACGACGCGCTCGTGGTTCGCGTGAGGTCACCCTACGCGACAAGCTAGTTATGATCGGTAAGGAGATCTTTAACGGTCTTTACGATGACATTGCGACGATGTATTTCCCACCTAGTGAGTACAAATTGCCAAGAGGTAGCAAACTCAATGGGGATTCCCGTGTTGAGCTTCTGGAAGACAGCAAGATTAAGATGGGTAACGATACCTTCTCTTACCAGAGCTTCATGATCACAAATCAATGGGTAATGCTTGTTGTCTACAAATCTGAGGTTGAAAAATGCCGTATGGTTTTCAATGTAACTACCGGCAAAAAGCTTGATTCCTCCAGGGTGGGGCGCTATCGACTACTTGCCTTGGAGATTCCCTTCAAGAAGATTCCGAAAGGAACTGTGTTTATGTGTGAGACTTGGAATAGGTTGACAAAGTATGTCTTCGGGAAGAAAGGTCTTGTGGATGAGATCACTGTATCTTCGACCGATTCTGGAGAGTTTCGGGGTCTTTACTACTTCATTGAGGAGGAAGGTGACAAACACGTCATCTTCATCGGCGAGGACGGAGATAACGGTGTCTACGACCTAGAGGTCGTTAAGAACGGTCCTAAGGGAGTGCCGACGCTGGTCCCTACCGGGATAGGAATGACATGGATCCCACCTGCCCCTCTGCTTCCTTGATAAGAAGAGGAGTCAGCGACCGTTGTCCAAGGGCGTTATCATCGGATGTTTCCCTTTATGTGGGATATGTGCGACTATTACTGGACCCGTTAGCAACACCATTGCTGCTGGAAATAATTACACTATTATTGGAACTCCAGTTACTATTGGAGGAACGATTACTGGTGCCGCTTAAAAGTGATTTATAATACAACTGTTTTCCTAACTGAATAAAGTTAGGAAAATAAGCATGAGCGATGAATACCTTGAAGCTGCCATGGATGTTGCCCAAGAGCGCGCTACCATGTCCACCGAGTCCCCAAAGGAGTATCGCGAGGCGTTTAGCCGTGCTAAGAAGCGACGTAAGACTCTGAAGCGTAAGTTCGCGAGTCTGGATCCACGCGACGTGAGCCCTTCAGCGGAAGAGAACAGTATGTCTTTTCCAGTGAGATCGTCCCGTGACAAAACCAAGTTCTACACAGTACGACTCAATAACGGCTTGCGTTTCACTTGTAACTGTGGTGACCAGTACGGCGTTCCTACTCGTAACAACTGTCGCCACGTAGGTACCGTTATCACCACCATGCTTGCTAAGTACGTTAATAGTCACTTTAAGAAGCCTGCTCCTAAGACGGATAGCATGAAGGAGATGAACGTAACCCAACTTGAGGATATGTTCTCAAACTTCCTCCAAATCAGCAGTAGGCGTTAAGCTTATCTCGAGAATGAGTGGAGATCGTGGACGTTGCCCTCTAACTGGGCGGGTACACTACGAAGCCTCATCCTGAGGTGACCCTCCTCGTTTTTATAATGAACATCATCGATGGAGCTGGTGCCGATGTCTTGGAAGCCTAGTTTAATACTCTGAACAAGTCGTGCAACCAGGTTATGAACCGAACCCTTAGCGGCCACCGCGCCGGAAACTCCCTGGGGAATCTTAACGGTCGCCTTATCGCTAAAGTAGCGTTTGCCGCTGCGAATCTTCATCGCCTCCAGAGAACCCATACCACGGTAGCGCTTCAGTTTGATGCCGTTCTCGTAGTAAGGATCGCCAGGTGCCTCGTCGGTTCCGGCAAAGACAGAGCCCATCATCACCACACTAGCTCCGATAGCCAGAGCCTTGATCATCTTGCTACTATTAGAGATGCCACCGTCAGCCATGATAGGAATTCCATGCGTCCCGGCAAACTTGGCCAGCCAGTACACAGCCGTCGCCTGAGGACAGCCTACACCGCAAACCTCCTGGGTTGTACAGATGGAACCAGAACCCATCCCTACCCTGAGACCGTCAACGCCCGCATCGATCAACATCTTTGCCTGAGTCGGTGTAACCACATTCCCTCCTACAATGTCAACGGATACTCCGTGCATTTGCCGAATATAGTTGATTGCATTAAGCTGGTAGATAGAACATCCCTGGGCTGCATCGACAACGATAAGGTCAACACCGGCGGCGACGAGTGCGTCAACTCTGGCTTCATAGTCACGGGTGTTAATAGCGGCGCCAACCCTGAGCTGTTGGGTAACTGGATGCTTTGTGGCGAGAGGGTATTCACGACTGCTGAGGATATCCTTCTTACAGACAAGAGAGACCAGATGTCCTTCTTCGTCAACTACGGGTAGGATCCTACCACCGCTCTGCTTGAGAAGACTTTGAACCGCTTCCAGATTGGAGCCGGTGGGTGCGGTAGTCTGGGCAGGTGCCATGATATCTCCAAGTTTTGTCACAGGTGATTCGAAGTCGGTTTCACGATCGCTGATGATACCTAGCAGTTTACCTCCGACTCGACCAGTGTCCGTAATAGGAAAAGTAGAGAAGGGATGAGCTGCATTAACAACGTCTTCAACTGTCTGTTCTGGTGAGAATACAACTGGATCGCTGATAAAACCGTTGTTGTAACGCTTAACCTTCTTAACGTGTTCAACTTGAACGTCGACACTGTTGTTGCAGTGGATAATACCGATACCGCCCTCCAGAGCTAGAGCGATAGCCATCTCAGCCTCAGTGACGGTGTCCATTGGAGAGCTGACCAGAGGAAGGTTGAGCTCGATGTTCCTACTGATTCGTGTCTTTAGACTGACGTCTTCAGGTGTAAAGTCGATATAGCCTGGCAATAGGATGAAGTCATCGAAGGTGTACCCAGTTTGATTGGAGAAGACCTCCTCAGCTGTGAAACCGTCCATTGTATAACCTCATTAACTTTTTATAATTCTAAATCTAAACTTTTAAGAGCGAAAGAATTTCGGTTATCAGATTGTCTCTTTAAATTAAACCTGTTGTTCTTTGCAGGCGGTGGACGATGACTGACTTGACAGCGTGGTTGATCTCTTGGAATGAGATGCACCTTAGGCTGTACTCAAGGTCTTCGAATAAAGAGCTGGTATAACATGTATTTGGATTCCGAATAAGTTGCCTTAATCTTGTTTCCAGATCGCTTACTCTTTTAATGCTCCCTCTTTCAATATCAACTTTAATCTTGTTGATGTCGTCCGGTTTCAACAGGCTCTTAAGGCCCGAAGACCTCTTTCCTTTCAGTGCAATCAGATGAGGGACCAGTCGACTGTTGTAAGTTAGTCGCTGATGTGTTCCCTTAATGTTGTACAGTTGAAAGTGAGCGAATCTGTCTAATAGTTGACAGAAGTCCATGTCGTTGCTGATAGCAACCAGGTAAGCTTTGTCTCTGTTGATATGCTGGCACATGATGGCGATAATGTCATCGGCCTCAGCTCCAATCTCAATGATCTTTCCGTCTGTCAGTTTTATCTGTTCGTTTTGAACCTGTAGTCTGAACAGGTCTGTCTTCGAGTGACTTTGAAACTCGATTAGGTCCGGTTTGTTAAAGCTATCGATGATGTCGTTAATCATAGTGAGTAACGGTGGTACATTGATCTCTAGAACTCCATTTCTTGTACTGAATCTACGTTTTCGCGTGTTTCGTACTCTTTTGTAGGGTGTTTCCTCTTCGAGTCCCTCTTGACTGTCGATAAGTAGACTGCGCCAGTTGTACTTGCGACTGCAGTCTCTAATCAAAACGATCTTCAGGCGATCGTATCTATATCTCCCGTGACTGATCACAATCTTACAGATCTTTTCGATCTTCTTGGCTAGAAAGTATCGAAAGTTTTTCTTGAAGATGATAGTTGCTTCTTCAAGTTCAGCAACATTGAGTCCATCTTCACTTTGTAGCTTTTCTGCATTCTCTTGTAGATAAGGGGCCATACTGTTAATAGTAGTTTGCATTACGGCATTCCACATCTGTGGAAGATCGAATGCAATTACAAGGTCACGTCCTCGCATTGGTAATAAACAAGCTTGTTCTTGCATATGTGTTATAATCAATTACCAATTCACTTTTACTTAGCGATAAGAGCTGCGATCTCGACCAGTTCTGATGGGTCTAGGTCGTATAGCTCAGGGTTAACTACTAGCTGTTTCAGATGCTTGCAGAGGTATTTGGGACCTCCGCGATGCGTATAGTCTGGGCAGCTACAGGTCTTATTGGTGATATCAAGTTGATAGTTTACCTTCTTATTGTTAAAGCTCTTCATGGTTACAACCTTTGGAGCTTTCACTACAGGGTACCCATTGGTTGTTGGTACACTGGCGTGTAACGATGGGTACTTTGGAGCTTTTGCTTCAGGGTACCCATATGGTGATGTCGTGGGTACAACCCCGGGTGATGATGGGGCGCCTCCGCCTGAAAGTGTGCTTGACATCTGCTGCAATGCGGTAGTGAGATCTGCAATCTTGTCATTTGTGCTGACACGTGTGTACACATTGGAGTGTTTCACTTCACCAGACTCTCTAAGCTCACCTAGTACCTCTTGTAGATGTGTAGCTTGAGCATTAAGGTGGGGGCGACTGTACTGAATGAGACGCAACAGATCAACACCGGCAATGGGGCCAGTAATATCAAGTAGGTCAAGACAAGCAGCACGCAACTCTTCCATATTAATTTATATTAATACCTATTCAGACAGTTCAATGCTTTATGAATCACTTTTCAGGAGGAACCCTTCGCCCCCCTTCGCTAAGTACCTAGTTGTAGAGGTCGTCGGGGAGGCTGCTGCTCTGGGCAGTAGGTGTAATCATACAGAGAGCATCGACGTTGAAGGTTCCTGATCCCAAGACCCCTATTACACGCTGACGAATTGAGTTCATCCGGACAATAGAAGGGTCGATGACAACGGAACCATCAGAGTCTTTGCCGACAGCCAGTGAAAGAGAACCTCGTGAAAAGGGATCCATGGGGTGAGATAGGCATAGTTAAACACTAGATGTATTCAGTTGTCAATTTTACATATGTTTGTTGTATAGGAATATGCCGGAGGGTCCCGAAGTTACTCTGATGGTCGAACAATTGGCCCGTAAGTTTAAGGGGGCTAAGCTGAAGGACATCGACATTATTAGCGGAAGATACGTACGTCACGGAGTTCCCAAAAAGTGGCGCGCCTTCCATAACGATCTACCAAGTAAGATTGTTGCCTTCGATAACAAGGGTAAGATGGTATGGTTACAACTAGGTAATGGGTGGTACGTGAAGATAGTGCCGGCAATGACAGGTCATCTAGAACTTGAGCCTGATAAACATGCCCGCTTGAAGTTTGAGACATCGAAGGGTGATTTCTATCTAAATGATATGCGAAACTTCGGGTCGATCCACTTCCTGAGTGGAAAGGAATTTAAAAGGGAGCTAGAAGAGCTAGGTCCTTTTCCGTTAGCCAAGGGTAAACTTGATGTCGACGAGGTCTTAGAGAGGTTCCGTAGGAAGTCACAAAAGCGAACTGTTGCGGATGTGATGCTTGAACAGGACGTAATGGCGGGTGTAGGTAACTACATTAGAAGCGATGCCCTTTATACGGCTGGTATCTCACCCCTACGGAAGCTAAACAGTTTAACGGATGCAGAACTGAAGAAAATTATAAGAGCCTCAGCAAAGGTAATGCGCGACAGCTATAACAGACAGAAGAAGGGAGGTCCTTTGTACTACCCAAATATCAGCTTTAAAATATATCGCCGTCACGATGTAGCTACTAATAAAACCAAGATCAAAGGGCGGCATGTGTGGTGGCACCGTGTAAAACAACATTAGATGGCTTAACATTCAGCTTCTTCCGGAACACCTTCAATAAGAGAACTCATCCTTTTCCTTATTTTAACTTCATTGATAATAGCATACATAATAGCAGAAACATCCGGTATCCGGTGTATTGTCAGCAAAATATATTCGGGTAATAGAACATTCCCATAGAAAACATCTATCATAGCCGATTCTGCATCAATCCATCTACTAATTTTATGTAGTACACCGAGATATCGCTTGATTCCATCTTTTGAATTGGATTTAATATAACCAGATTCTATCCAATGGTTTACCGTTTTCTTAATCATCATAATAGATTGTTTCAATTGATTTTCCGTTAGTAAAATAGATATTCCTTGCGAATGTTGATCTTTATTGTGGATATTAACATACATTTTCTCAATACTTTTAATAAGATCTTTCATTCTTGATATCAAGGATCCATGCTTGGACATCTTTAGTGGTACATGTAAGAAACGTATCCCTAAAGACCGAAGTCTAATTTATTAGACCCATAAGGGGTCTTGGTGTTATAAATTTTATAATTCCAGGACTTTAAGGGATAGGTGTTTATAATCAATTTTGCAGAAAATTGATGATTAATATATTCTGCAAAAATATTCAGACATCAATCTCAATGTCTGGACACACACTTTTGTTTAGACAAGATGGTTTTATCGTTATTTCTCAGGTAACCGGGAAATGCGATTTGATAACTCATGATGATTTCATTGCAATGCCTAAGTTTGCCAAGATTGTCTACGAAGAGGACTATAAAATGTGGCTCCAATGGCGCGAGTATTCCTAAATCCCCCTTGTTAAAGGGGTTATAAAAATGATTAATTATTATCTTATATTGCAGTTACAACTATAGGATAATATGAAGCCTGTTAGAGTGTTTAACCATATAACAGAGATATACTACCAACTATTCTTCGAGGAAAATGGGTTTACGTCGATGTCAGAGACTACTGGAGAGATCGAGTGGCTTGCTGGTGACGAATATGAAGACATGGGGACCTTCAACCAGGCCCTTTATGAAGCTTCATATGAAGCCTGGTGGGTATGGAAAGACTCGCAGAAAAATGATGCCAAAAAGAGTGAACCGAAATCTAAAGCACAAGTAGATGAACCGGCCACGCCTAGGAATCATACTGGAACGTACCGAGGCTTCGCCGATGGAGAGCCAACGCTTTCGTCAGCTATTGAGCCGCGCAATGGACGGCGATGAAGACGCCGCAGCCGAACTAACAGGCGGCCCTTCTGCACCTATTCCTGCGCCGCTGAATCCGAAGCGGGGAACAGCTCAGATCATGAAGTTTCTGAGGAAGTACTAATAAAAGATGTAAAATACTATTATAATGGCATATTGTTCTATTTGTGAAGAGTACGTTGATGGTGAGACTGGGACTTCCAATCCTAAAACATGTAAAGTATATTGTGATGATTGTTACAATGAGTATTGCTTCACCTGCGACATCTGTCTTTGGGTGTTTCATGACAACTGCGCAAATGAGTGTGATTGTGATTACGACTACCAGCTTTGTAATGATTGTTTGGTATCTAGGTGTGCAGAAGTATGGTATTGTGATTGTTGTTGTGGTATCGTCTGTGAGGATTGTTGCATGTGTTAGTAAAAATTGACGACCAAATCACTCTGGGATATAACTTGAGTATCCAACCCTACAATTAAAAACATGGCCACTCCCCAGATCCCTCTACTTTCGATCCCTGATCATCTGCCGCGTCCCGGTTACGGCTGTGGTCGTCAAGGCTCCTCCCACGAGCAAGAGCCTACTCGACCTTCTAGCACCAACTCCCGCTATCAAAGAGCGAAGGCGGACTCCATGAGTAAGTGGCCTGTTTGTACTGGCGCTTGTGTTGACTGCGGACTCAAGAGGGAGAGCTGCAAGTGTGCAGCCACCCAGTGCCGTCAGCCTCGTTAAGCAAATCATAATTCTACCATTGTAAACGGTAAGTTTGCACATATGCGAGGATTGTCGTTGTCGTAAAACATATAATAAACGTGAATAGGTTCTACAGGTGGATTAACCAGGATTTTGTTGAAATAGTCAACTAAATGTACAAGTCTATCAGTACGTTTGATCTTTTTTACATTTCGTTTTGTTTTATAATGATCAGGATTCCATCTAATAACCGCTAATTTTTTCCCACAAATACCTTCCTCCTCGTATATGTCAGAAATTCGACGTTCATCACACTTGTATGTACCATTGTGCCATTTATGTTGGTGTTCATCACACTCGATGATGATAACTAACTCTTTCCCAATGTAAATCTTATCTGGTCTATACCTTTGACACCCGCCCATACTTTTAAGAGAAACATCAGATCCAAGAAGGTATTCAGTACCTATATGTTTATCTAAATATTTTGACATTACAGTTTCAACACGTGATGATTTCCCAGTTGTTTTCTTAAAGCATTCTCTACATATTTTATGTTTACCGTGATTATCGTTGTATACTATTGAACTATTACGATTTCGTAAACAGAAGGAACATTGATGCTTGCCGATATCATGTACATTTGATTGATGCTGTTTCAGATTACTTTTCTGTTTGAATTTGAGACTACAGTGTTCACACATATGCCATTTTACATTGATATTATGTACATCGCCAAGGTGTTTTTTTAAATTTGGGTTTTGTTTAAATTTTGATGGACAAAGATGACAATAGTTCCATTTTACCCCAATATCATGTTTATTAGCCATGTGCCTTTTTAAATCTGAGTTATTCTTGAATTTCTGAGTACACTTGTCACATGCATGCCAAACTACACATATATTATGCTTATTTGCCATATGTTGGTTCAGATTTCCTTTTTCCTTAAATTTGTCCGCACAGTATTTACACGACTTCCATTCCACACCTATATCATGTACATTTGCTAAATGTCTTTTTAAATTCCCAGGTTGTTTGAATCTTTTTGTACATTCAGTACAACTATACCATGTTACCCCAATATCATGGCAGTTTGCTAGGTGGTTACGCATTCCTGCAGCAGTTTTAAACTTTTTTGGACATTCTGAGCAATTATGCCATTTAACCCCAATATTATGCTTATATGCCAAATGCATCTTGAACGCCCCTTTGGATTTACACTTGTGATTACAGTGTTCACAATGATTCCACACAACACCAATATCGTGCCTATTTGCCAAATGATTCCTGAAATGAGGTTTTTTATTGCTAGTATAATCACAATGCTCACAGTTGTATATAACCATTTTAGATCTATATGAACTATCCCTTAAAGACCGAAGTCTAATTTATTAGACCCATAAGGGGTCTTGGTGTTATAAAATTTATAATTCCAGGACTTTAAGGGATATTTCTAAGCTAAAAAGTGAACCTGATTTTGAGCTTTATTCTGGATAGGTAAGTAATTAAATGAAGACTCTATTGATTGTCGAATCCGCCACAAAAGCTCGTAAAATCCAGGGATACTTGGGTGACCAATATCGAGTAATTGCAAGTTGCGGTCATATTCGTGACCTAGATACCAAAAATGGGATCGATGTTGCTAATAGATATAAACCGAGCTATGTGATATCAAAAGATAAGAAAAAGGTAGTAGTCAACATCAAAAAAGCTGCAAGCCAATGTAGAGAGGTTTTGATTGGAACTGACGATGATAGAGAAGGAATGGCTATTGGCTGGCATATTGCTAGGATTCTAAAGCTTAACATCCCACGAACTAAACGCATTGTTTTCCATGAAGTTACCAAAAAGGCACTACGAAAAGCTGTCCAAAATCCAACTAATATCGATATGAATATGGTGAACGCCCAACAGGCTCGCCGGATTCTTGATATGCTCCTTGGATTTGAGCTTTCCCCACTACTAGCTGGACACTTCCAACAGCGCGGACTTTCCGCAGGTCGTGTTCAGTCAGTTGTTAACCGGATGATTGTTGAAAGAGAGGCTAAGATCGCCGATTTTAGTTCTGATTCTTACTATCAGGTTGATGGTGCTTTCGTTCCTGAACCACCATCTAAGGCGAGGAATCCTAAGAAACCGTTACCAGATCAGATGGGTGCAACTTTGACAAATAAGTTGAAGGAGCATGACGATGCTTTTAGTTTGCTGCAGCACTGTGGTAAAAGTAAGACGAAGTACACTGTTGCTGACAAGCAGCTAAAGGATCGTAAGAGTCAACCTCAAGCACCTTTTGAAACATGTACAATGCAACAGGTGGCAGGAAGGTTGCTGAATATGAGTACAAAAAACATTATGAAATGCGCTCAAAATTTGTACCAAGAAGGTTACATTACATACCATAGAACTGATTCGACTGAACTATCTGAGGAAAGTTTAGACAAAGTTGCAGAATGGATTATTTCCAACTGTGGTGAAGAATATTACCGTAGGAAACAGTACAAAACAAAAAGTACCGATGCTCAAGAAGGACATCAAGCCATAAGACCTACTGAGATCGACCGTGTTAAGCTTTCGGATGAGATGAGTGCACCTGAACGCAGGCTGTACGAGATCATCTGGAAGCGCACAGTTGCCTCCCAGATGGCACCGGCTGTATACGAGGTTGTTAACCTTGAGATTACGATAAGCGGACGTAAGGAACGTTTCCATACAACCGCTGAACGAATTATATTTGACGGCTACTTACGTGTCTACCCTGAGAACCAGGGAGATCAGAAGATGGCCAAGAGGGCAGTTAAGATGTTGAAGCGCATTCAAGACGGTGCAGAACTGTTCTATCACTGGATGCGGGGAACACAGAAGTTCACCAAACCACAAGGCCGTTTCACGGAACCTACGTTGGTGAAACAGCTTAAGAAGTTGAAGATCGGTCGACCATCAACCTATGCTACGACGATTAGTCGTGTACAGGAGCGTGGTTATGCCGAGAGGAAATCGACTGCTGGTAAGGTTGTTCCGGTACATATTCTGGAGCTAACTGACGAGCTAAAGCAGTCTCAGAGTGAGACCAAGATGGGTGCTGAGAAGAACAAGTTGATGCCTACCGATCTCGGTATAGCAGTTAACGACTATCTCTGCAGTCACTTTGAAGCTATTCTCGACTACGCTTTTACGGCGAAAATGGAGAAGGAGTTGGACAAGATTGCCGGCGGAAAGAGTAGCTGGGTGTCAGTAGTTGACATGTGTTACAAGACCTTTCACCCTGTGGTGGTAGAGCTTAACAAGTTGATTAAACCCGCTCCTGGTGGTGGCAAGTATCCAAAGGTTGAGAAACGCCTGGTTGGTACTCATGCAGCCACCGGCCTCCCGATGCTGGCGTACAAGTCTAAGAATGGACCTGTTCTGCAGATCGGCTCTGATGACCTACCGAAAGAACAGCGCAAATATATTAACATCAGTGCTAAGGAGATCAAGAGCCTCACGGAGGCCCAAGCGAACACCTTGAAACTGTATCCTATGAAGCTGGGGGTCCACGAGGGCACCTCGGTAGTATTGAAGAACGGTCGCTATGGTGAGTACATCACCTGTGGCGATACTTCTGTGAACTTGAAGGACTTCGATGGAGACATTACTCTAGCGAAGGCTGTTGAACTACTTTCCCAGAAGAAAGAAAAGGGGAAGAATGTTCTGAAACGGTTTAAGGGTAAGAATACCCCGGTCGTAATGAACGGGCAGTAGGGTCCGTATGTCCTTTTCAAGGGCAAAACGGTCTCTGTACCCTCAGGCGTAGACCCCTCTAAGATCAGTATGAAAAAGTGCAAAGAGCTTATTGCCAAGAAACACGGCTAAAAATAAAAGTGATTCGTTTTGGGCTTTATTCTACTTTATAATAACTATTTATTACAAAGATGGCTGCTCCGTACCACATGTGTACTGATGAGTACAAGAAGTATCTTGACGACAACCCTGTTTTTAAGGGTCAGAGCCAGGCAGAATGGAACCGCCAACAGTGGGCTGAGAAGCGCAAGAACTGGGGGAAGCCTTCGAGTCCTGCCAACTACAAGGTAACACGCCACGAGCATATCTGGCCGAAGAACGGCGGAAACAGGCTTGGACAGAGCAAGGTGACAGATCATTTCGCGTATGAGGAAGATGGGATCCGTGTTTCAGCGATGAATGAGAATGCACCGCCACCCTACGATTGGTCACAACAGACCGATAAGAGGTGGAGTCAAGCTTGGAACGAGCTAGAGAAGACCTCTGGACTGACAGAAGACAGTGGCATCTACGACAATTGGTGCAACCTGTCACAAGACGACGCAGATGCCATAATCGACATGCTCGATCGGAAGTCTCCGTCTCCCAAGCTTGGAAACATCTGGGCTCAAGAGGCATAAACTATTATAATACACCTTTATCAAATAGGTATCGTGTCAATGCTTTAATCTTTAATAAAGAGCATATAATAGAAACTTTATTAAAATTTTACCTCAAAAATTTTTACACAAAGACCCAAGTCGTCTTCAATGATAAGTTCCTCAACACCAGGTCAAATACTTATTAGAGAGATCAGTGGGGATAAATAAGCATTGACCGATCTAAAAGATATCCTGTTAATGCTTAAAAGGGGGGTGTTGAAGGCGTGAATAAAAACTTCTTTTAATTTTTACCTCAAAAATTCTCACAGAAAAATTTCGAGGCCCAAGTTGGCTTCAATGAGAAGTTCCTCAACACCTGGTCCAAGTCTTATTAGAGAAATCAGTGGGGTGTTAAAGAGCATTAATATGTCTAATATGTGTCGGGTTAATCCTCTAATCTTAAATAAACAGCATGTGAATAAAAATCTTATAAAAATTTGGTTTAAAAATTCTCACAGAAAAATTTCGAGGCCCAAGTTGGCTTCAATGAGAAGTTCCTCAACACCTGGTTCAAGTCTTATTAAAGAGATCAGTGGGGTTATAATGAGCATTAATATGTCTAATATGTGTCGGGTCAATGCTTTTAAGGATGTTATTGAAGAGATGAATAAGAAAAGTGTTGAAAATTCACCTCAAAAATTCTTAGAGAAAATTTTCAGAGCCCAAGTTGGCTTCAATAAGAAGTTCCTCAACACCTGGTCCAAGTCTTATTAAAGAGATCAGTGGGGTTATAATGAGCACTAACCAGTCTAATATGTGTCGTGTCAATGCTTTAAGGATGTTATTAAAGGTCTGAATTAAAAATCCTTAAATTTTTTACCTCAAAAATTCTTAGAGAAAATTTTCAGAGCCCAAGTTGGCTTCAATAAGAAGTTCCTCAACACCTGGTCCAAGTCTTATTAAAGAGATCAGTGGGGTTATAATG